CGCCTCGACCATTCCGTCGAAACTTGCGGTAATGGATTTCTCTGTGATGAGAACCGTACCGGTGTAATAGGTGTCTCCGCTGGTGCTTCCCTCGGGGTAAATGTTGATCGTGACCGAGCTTCCGGGGTCGAGCGTGAGTTGTCCGTTCGTGTCGGTCTCATCCCAAAAACAGTCAATGCTTCCGGTGAAGGTCTTCAGCGACGAGAGATAGGTGCGGGAGGTGTCGCCCATCGTCGTGTCTTCGAGAGTGTCGGCGGTCTCTGTGATTGTATAACTGCGGATTTCGGCAATAGCGTTTGCACCGCTTTTTACCGTACCCTCTGAACCCTTATGCGTTGCCATTTTTACTACTCCTTTGGTGGTGAGAAATAACTGTTATTTTAAGGTTAAACCGCGACTTCTGCATCATCTTCGAGCGTGAAATACATAATTTCAAACGTCATGCGGATCACCCCAGCAACCTTTTCACCCTCTCCGACAAGCTCGATCTCGGTGGTTGTGAGTTGCGTATCCTTCGCAAGACCTCCTCGGGTGGGGTCGGTTTCCATTGCTTCCTCCACTTCGACCGCAATTTGGTCCAAACTATTGTCGAGATTAGTCGTCCCCGAAACGTAGCCCTCCACCATAAGCTCAAGAGTGCGGGAGCGTGTACGGGGTATGGTAAGCGTCTCATAGGTCGAGCTCTCCGAGTTGGTGTAGATAGCCAACCCCGGCAGTTTGCCGGTCGCCAGCGGGTAGATACGAGTGCGGTAGACGTTGGTGGTGGTGGTCGTGAGGCCGGTCAGCGTGGTGACCACATTGTCGCGAATCTGTTTACGAACGTGGGCCATTATTGTTTCTCGAGTATTAGAGTCGTCATGCCGGTCCCGTCGTCTTGCCGCACCTTTATTTTGTAGGTGACTGCGGAGATCAAGAGCGTGTCATCCTCGACTGCGGTGCTTACGTCAGAGGTCCGGCAGACAAAACGCGGTTGTTGCATCGCAAATGGAACCCCGCCGCCGGCATCGACCTCAATGAAATCGTTGTCGAAAATCCCCGAAACAGTTGACGGTGTACCCGCATGAGTAAACGTCGCACTCGTGCCGAAGTCGTCAATCCCAACAAAAATTGCTCTATCGTCTGCGCTTTCGACTGCCATCATGCCCTCGTAAAAATAACGTCGCGGTGTATTCTGTTTGTTACCTTATACCCCAAACCGGCAAGAAAATCGACCGTTTCCGAGTCTTCTACGCCGTACCTTTTGCCCAGCCCTTTGAGCTCTAAAACAATGATCGGTCCCGAGCGTTGGATGGTCTCAGCCGCACCCAAAATCGCGAAGTGCTCGAACCCCTCCACATCCAATTGAAGCAGGTCCACGTCCTCCCAGCCAAACGAGTCCACCGTCAAGACGTCGAAGTCGTTGCCCTCTTTGATTTGATGCGCTCCAATATTTTGCGGGTCAATATGGTCGATTCCCGCACGAGCCGCACAATCCCCGAGGGCCGCATTGGTCGCGATGATATTGTCGATCTCTTTGGTGTTCTCCACGAGCGCACAATAGTTCGCCGGATCAGGCTCAAATGTTGATACTGTTTCAAAGTCGTAAGCGAGTCGTTTGGGCCATATTCCGATATTGCCGCCAGCTTGAACAACCCGACGAAAGTCGCGGCAGAGCGGTAAGATTTCTTGAAGGTCATTGACCTCCCTTTGTACGATCTGAAAGCAACACGCATCTGCCTCGGGAACCCACCACCCCGATTTATTAATAAGGGAGAATTGCTTGTTCCCACGGTCGAGGTTGTCCATGAAATATCACCACCTTATCTGAAGGAAAAGGACCGCGCTTGCAGACGTCGGCCTTATAGGAAACCACTTCATTCGTGAAGTCTTGAAAGTATTCCGCACGAACATTCTGCTCAATGTAAGACTGATCCCCGCCGGCGTCCTTAAAGTCGGGACGATCCATATAACGATCATAAAGCCACGTCATGTCCACGTTAAAGTACATTATTGACGACTGCATCGCTTTGTGATCCCGCTTGCCTCTGTAAACGTCCCGCATAATCACGAAGTCTTTGGGCCGCATTTCGTCCAAAAATGTCGGAGTGCCTCTGATAATCGTGTCGAGATCGAGGTAAAGCACCGGAGGCCGCAAGCGAAAGAGCTCCATTTTCGCCCACCACTTAGGCCATTTTTGGGCCATCGGCAGGTAAGAGCATTTTAGCGGTTGATCGGACAAACAGTAGAACGGTAGGCCGACGTGCTCATCGACCATCTTTTTGAGCTTGTAAACGTGCTCGGGCTTATACTCGCCTCCCGATCTTAGAACGCAGACGACTTTTTCCACGTTCGCTTTGTCAGCTTTGGTTGCTCGCTCGTCTCAAGTGCGACCACTCGATTGATTATTGGTGCGGTCCCATCATAGACTTTTGCCTTCTTGCGGGAGATCAGCCAATTGGCGTCCCACTCTTTCACTTCGATGACGTCGCCGCTCTCGCGGTGGTGACCGTCCCAATGTACTGCGGAAATGATCTCAACCTTCATTTGATTTGCTCCTTAAGTCTGCCCGAGACAAATTGCACTCGGTCCCTACATTCTAAACTGTTTACAAAATCTTTCCACCTTTGCAAACTGTCTCTCGCAGTCGTGTGGTTGACCGACCGTTTTGTCTGCGGTCCTTCCCACCAATATTCTCGCCCGTCACCTCGGTCCTCGTATTGATCCATTCCGCAAACGTAAATCTTATCGAAACCCATAACCCCAGCCACCCATACCGCAAGAGCCCCCGAAAATCCTATCGGTGGAGCCTCACCTGCGTGGATAACGTCGTCTCTGCTTGCGAATTTGTTGAGCGGCGTGACTTTCAGAATGTCCCTAAAGCCCTCCACATAGTCCCACATATGCCTGTCGAGAAAACAGACATAGTCGAGCGGCAGAATGAGTGAATGTTGATTCACCCCGATCAGAATGTCCACTTGCGGGATCGCTCTCAGATCAGCCGGCAGAGTTACCGCACCGCCGAGAACGGCGCACGTCTCGCCTTTGTGAATGTCTTTGTAAGAGTTTAGAGATCGCATAAAAAAAGGGAGTCAGCCTTTTGAGCCGACCCCCTCGTCCCTGTGACGGAGACTTAGACCGTGGTAATGTCTTTGATCGCCGCGAAGCTCTCAGCGTGACGGAGCTTAACGTCAACCTCTTGGAACACCGAAATGCGGATCGTACCAGCCGAAGAACCGGTGTATGGATCAACCAGCACGTCGGGAGAGTTCCACATACCGATCAGCACGTCAGCGAAGTTACCGAAGATAACTGCCGAGCAGGTGTTCGACGTCGTGCCTTTGGTGAGGTCCGAGGGAACCAACGTCGTGCTTGCGACGTTGTAGCCCAACAAGACATTGGTGTCGTTCAGAATGAAGTTGCCCTCAACACCGGAGCCCTGACGAGGGATCGAGCGCATTGCCGCAACAACCTTCGGGTTGGTCAGATAAGAGAGACGACCGTTCAGAGCGTTGTCGATAGCAACCTCGCGCTCTAACTGAACGAGCTTTGCGTAAGTTACCGCGCCGCCGTTTGAACCCATCGCGGCTGACCCGATGCCGTTGGTCTGAAGGATACCAGTCGGCTCGTTAGAGCCGCCGCCCTCAATGGCAACCTCGTCGATCTTGCGAGCAAACGACTGGAGCATATCTTCGCGAAGAATCTGCTCAACGCTCGGGTCCGACTGGATCGCCAGCTTGCGGGAAATGTCCACAAACGAAGCGAGAGTGCGGGGAACCATCGTGATCTGCGAGAACGACTGGGCAGACTCGGAGGGCGCACTATTCTCAGCGACGAAAGCGACGGTTGCGGTGGTTCCCATTTTGGGAATTGCCACATCACCTTTCAGGCCGGTCAGCATACGAGCACCGAGAGCACCCATTACGAGGTTAGCGCGGAGAGCATCAACAAACTCGCCAGCCAAATAATCTTCGGCGATAATGTTGGAGCCGTTCGCGGGAGAGGTGGTCAGAATGTCGCGCTTACTGAAAAGAGATTGCGGGACATAAAAGCCACGAGCCTCTTTGCCGGATTTGCGAGCAATCTCAGCCGAGATTTCACCCTCAAAGCCCATAACGCGACCGTGTTTAGCGACCGAGTCAATAGCGCGGAGAAGTGAGTATGACTTACGCTCCGACCTGTTTAGATCAACGTCGGGTGAGTGGAGAGGCTTGTCAAGACCACGCTCGAGCAGGTAGCCCTGAAACTCGGCATAGTTCATGCCACGCTCAATAGCGTCGCCGACGAGGTTAGATTTGTTGTGACGTGCGGCAAGCTCTGAAATCTGCTTGAGTTCAGCGTTGCGCTTTGCGACTGCGGCCTCTGCGGTGACCGCGCCCGTGTTTTGCTCAGACATATTA